ATCTCCATATAAATAATTTTTTTTTAATGTTCCGTGTTTAGCTGGAGGAACACTAAACACGGAACATATTATGAAAAAAGCTATTGCTTTAATCAACAAACATTATTACTCTGTAACTTTAACCTTAGTTGTCGCAGAAACAGGAATTTCTCCGTTGGCTGTACCGGTATCACCAGTAACAGTAACAGTAACAACTTCATTTGCTTTCTTTACTGTCAAGGCACCAGTAGATGCATCTATTGTCGCAACATCAGATGCAACATCAACAGTATACTTTGCGTGTGCAAGAGAATCAAATCCTGTTGGAGTTACAGTAACAGATGCGGCAGTATTCAATTCAACACTAGAGTAGCTAATTGCTACACTGTAAGTAGTAACTGGAATTTCACCGCCTTCACTAGCTTCAAGAGAAACCTCAACATTTGGATATTTACCAACAAGGCCTTGATAATAAACAGCTTCATCAGCAATATCAGTCATGATTACAAGTTTAGAAGATGCTGGAAGAATGAAATACTGTAACTTCTTCCAAGCTGGAATAGAAACTGCACCACTAAGAAGTGTAGCAGAATCAGCAACCCATTCATCATAAGGAGTTTGAGGAGTTGTAATTCCAGAGGGGGAAATAACAACTAGAGGCTTATAACCCTCACCAACAACAGTAGGATCTGTATTCTTGTTGATGATAGTAACAGTGTACTCTGTAAGTGCCATAAGTTATTCAATCCTTTCTATATAATAAATTTTTTACTTTTGTGGAATTGTGCTACAAAAGTAAACACAATTCCACATATCAATTATAAGGTAAAATCAATAAAATGTCAACAATTTATAATTGTTAAATTATAAATTTAATCAACCAGTAATTCTACCACGGAGGTACATCTTGCCGTTGATCATCTTAGTACCATAAGATGTAGCATAACCTTGCTGACCTCTGAAATCAGCAGGCATTAGGATATCCGTCGAGAGAACTGGCATATACGGTGCGTATACAAATCCAGTTTCAAGGAAGTTTGTACCCTTATAACCAAGTACGAAAACATCTGGATCAAGTAGTGGAACGACATAGCACTTATATCTTCCACCGAGAGTACCAATAAAGTGTGGACCAACTGCATCAGATGCACCAGTACCGTCAAAGTTTCTCATGCACTCAATAACAGCAGAAACATTAGAACCACAAACAATAAAGTTAGGCTGAACTCTCTGAGTTGCATTGAAGATAATCTTTGCACCCTCGGTAATTCTAACCCAAAAGCTATCATAGTGGTCAACAACATTGACACCGTGAGGTGGAATCTTGCTCCATGTAAGTTCTGGACCTGCTGCTGCAAAGTTGACTAGCTTTGTAACTATCTCCGTATCAATTTCATGCGCAATCTCTCCTGCGGCCTGTGCAGACATAACATCAAGGATTTCAGCACCATACTGTTGCTTGAGGTCATAAGCCGCATCAAAGCCCCAATAAGCTGCAAGTTTTCTGGACTTTGCAAAAATTGGAATTTGTGCAAGAGACATATTGATCTCTGGAACTTTCAAATCTGGAACTTGCTCATTGTTGTACTCATAAGTAGCAGTAGTACCATCAGTTGCGGTTGCACAAGTGAAAGCACCAGTAGCATAATTAATAGTACCGGCAGGAGTTCCCGGATTTAGTGGATCAACAAGGTTGCCCTGTCCGTCATCAGTATAAGTAGTTCCGTCTGGAAGAACGACATTTACAGTTCCAGGAAGAATTGGAGTAAAATCAAAGTTTACGCCGTCTGCAACTGCTTCTTCTGCAATCTCTCTGGAAGAATAATACTGATCGGAGCGTCCAGTATAAAGGGAGTTGTTAAACATTGTACCAGCGGAAGTAGCCCCCTTATCAGTACCGTATGTGAAACGGAGATAAGAAATCATACCGGCCTTGGATTCAAGAGCCTGTGTGGAAACAATGTCAGGAGCAATTAGATTTGGAACAACCGCAGTCAACATATCCATGAAGTAAGTCTTGCTTGGAATGTTAGCACTATTAGTTGCTTCACAAATTGTCTTAGTATTAGCAAGAGTAGTAGCAAGAGCGACTTTCTTTTCAAGATTCAGTGCCTTACCCTGTGCTTTCTGTACTCTATCTGCCGCTGTAATGTATTTTTCAAACAGCTTCATATTTCTTTGAGTTGTCGGAGTTGAAAGAACTCTTTCAACGAGTCTATCAGACTGTGCCATATTTTATTCATCCTTTCGATTAAAATTTTTATAATCCATTTACCGTGGATTGTAGGAAAGTCATTAGCTTTTCCTGTTCCTCGGCCTCAGATTTGTCATAAGAAGTATTCAAACTTTCCACAACATAAGAACCATTTGCATCAATACCACTATTCGTGATACCAAGCTGATTATATCTATCCAGCTTTTTTCTATAGGATTCTACCATTTTATCAATTTGTTTTGGATTGGTATTTTCACTTATTGAGTGATAAATACTGTCAGGATCAATTCCATAAACACTTGATACACGGTTGATATATGACTCCTGATAGCTTCTTAAATTTTCAAAAAGCCGTGAATTAGTAGATTTCTCTTTGCTCAAATCCTCTTGGGATTCTCTAAGAGTTGTCTTTAATTCAGAAATAGTATCATTCTTTTCATTTAACTTTTGCTGTGCTTCAGTTAGTAGATTAGAATATTCGGATACTTCGTTGTCGATAGATTTAACTTCGCTCTCATGTTGATGTCGAATGTTTGAAATTTCTTTCTCTAAACCTGTTATTGTTGTTTTATATTGGTCTATTTGTTCGTGTAACGAAGATATGTTAGAATCTTTAACAGAAATCTCTTCATTTAGTGACTTACTCATTACAGACGCACTTTGCAAATCTTTACGCAATTTCTTATTTTCGTTCTCTAGTGATTTAATTTTTGTATCACTTTCAGTTACGAGAACCTTAGAATTTCGTTTCTGTTTGTCTAACTCTCTTGAAACACTGTTTAACTGTTTCTCTTTCTCAACAAGAGTTTTGCTAGACTTTTGTTTTGTGTCCTGAATTGATTCTTTCAATGAACTTATTTGTCTATCCTTGCTCATAAGGTTTGTTCTTGTATCACTGAGTCTTTCCTCTAGCTTTTTGTTTTGCAAATTAGACTGTCTTAAAGACTCACCTAATTGTTTAATCTTTTTATCCTTACTTTGCAATTCAGAATCTTTCTTGTTCAATTCAGAATCTTTCTTTTCAAGGCATTCAACATATCTAGTCTCTCTATGCTTATAGGCAGAAACCTGTTCCCTCAAACCATTAATACATTTATACAACTTCTTGTTATCTCTAATAGTTTTAGCAGAATCGCATTTCTTTGCATTTTCTGTAATGGTTTGTTTGTCATCCTTTTTAACCGTTGAGATAGTTTCTCCAACAATGAATGACTTGCATTTATCTTCAATGGACTCTATAATAGTATCCATATCAGAATCACTTAGGCCGGATGTTCTTACAACGGAACGAATAATATTTAGATCAGCAGTTGATTCAGCTTCTCTAATCTGTTGCTGTATAGATTCTAGGAAAGATTCTTTCTTTTCCCTTCTCATTGATTCAACAACTTTTTGTCTTGCTTTTTCTACTGCCGGAGTTGAAACAACATCGAAACAAGCAAAATCATAAGAGTCTTCATCAACTCTTTCGCCGTCAACAGTTTCGATAATGTCTCCTTGTCCTCTTGAAGAAACACCTAAAACACTTCCATAATCAAGAATGTTTTTAAGAACCCTTCCGTCAGGTGTGTCTAAAATATCAAACCCGCCATAAATCAAACCCTTGTCTTCATCAATATCATAATCTGTCATTACGATACAAGCGTGTTTAACAAGTGGTTCAAATCTGTCTTCTGGATGATCTAACTCACCAAACAATGTTTTATTTTTTAGTGCTTCCTTAAATAGTGGATCATCAAAGACCTTTTTCCATAACTCAATCGGGTATAGTCTACCGTTTCTTGTTGGATTTTTGAAATCAGCACAAACACCTTCAAGTCGCCCTAAACATCCTTTTTTCGGGGCTTTACTTTCATTTAGCCTCAATGAGTTCATTCTGGTTTCGATTAAAACCTGCATTTCGTATCACCCCTCTCTGTGTGGCTTTGATTTTATGTTGAACTATCTTCTTTAATTGTATCAAGAAGAAGTTTAACATCAGTTTGATTTTGATTTACGGCTTCAACTAAATCCGTATAATCACCAGTATTAAAATAAGCATTTATACCCTCTGATAGCTTTCTAAGACCTATGCAGTCAACAAATTCATTTTGTCCTGCTACATCAGAT